GCAAGCATATGAACTATTGATTTACTGCATCGAGCAAGACAAAGAATACGGGCGTCTTATTTGTAACAGGTTTAACAGGCATAGGAACTATAACATAAAGTACATGCGTCACCTAAAAAGGAACAGACGCCATAACCTCAAAAACCAACACAAGTTATGACCAATGAACAGCTTGCCGATAAGGCGTACCCATTAGATGGGAGCGAATATATACTTTCTGAAATATCAATTAAAGACAACCGTATTGGTTACGCCCAAGCCCTGACAGACTGCCAATACTTCGCAGAGTGGTGTAGTATGAACGGGTGGGTTTATGTAGATTTTAAGGTAATGTGGGTTAATCCAAAGTCGGGTTTAGAGCCATCAACCACCGAACTTTTCTCATTATTCATTCAAGAGAAACAATCTAAACGAGCGGTGGAGATTGTTAAAACTAAAATGGAGAAGATATGAGAACAGCAGAAGAATACGTAAAAGATGCAAGAAACAAATCAATTTTACAGCCGATAAAAGGACTTGATTATTTCTTTGAGCAAGCCATCAACGCAGCCCGAAAAGAGGCTATTGACGAAGTGGTGAGTAACTTAGATAAATACTTTACCGTAGAAATGTGTCCTACTTATGTAGAAGGCGGTGAATACCCTGAACTTTCAGCCAACTCGCAAGCCATCGAGAACCTAAAAAATAGTATGAAATGAAAATAGATGAAAAGAAGGTATATAAATTGTATATGGAGTGGGTTAATAAAGTCAGTGATGAGTTTGATTGGAAAACCACATTTGGACCAAAAGAAATAGTAAATAAGATAGTGAATATAATAGAGACATATCCAGAATTAATAATCAAGGAGTAAGACAATAAAGAAGGAGAGCATAATTAAAATAGATCTATAACAATAACTATAAGAATAATATAGATAAGATCACTAGTATAGAGAATAACACTCCAGGATATAAATAAAGCAGAGAGTTTATAAAAGAAGTATAATAATATAATTTATAATAAAAAAACAAGGCATGACACCATTAATAGCAAGAATGATCCTAATAGGAATTTATATAATAAGTGCAATCAGAGTATATAGATGGATAAGAAAGGCCTACTCTATAGGAGGTAGATTTCAAGTATTAGAGATTAGTGCTGATACGTTATATTTGACATTGCAAATACAATAGCTGCCCGCATTACTCTATTTGAAAGTCCATTAGCAGAACCAAAGAAATCAAAGAAATTTAATTATAACAGATTTTTTAGAATAAAAAAATAGGGGCGTGGTAAATCCTATAGAAATAGTAGTAAAGTAGGTATAAGAGGCGATCTCTTAAAAATTAGGTAAATAGGTGTAAAATATCGGTATAAAGAAGGGGATTATAGAGAGGCGATTTTAGTGAAACTGGGAGGGAGGGTTCCAGGACTTTGAAACTCACAGGAAAAAATTAATCTTTCGAGTGAATTAATAAATCTTCTCTATCTATAAATATGCGTAAACTTGCGAAAATTATTATTTTTTTAAAAAATTTTTATTATTTTTATAGAAAAAACACGTAAATCAATATGGGACTACTTATCACGATTAATACAATAATATTAATTTTTAATTTTATAACTCTATTTGCAAGTATAGCGACACTATTTACTCCAGCGTATACGTACTTTCGCAGAGATGAAAAGCGATTAGTCTATATGATTATAGTAATATCACTATTAGCTATGCTGTTATTTGGATATGATGTATACTATCTAGTATTAGTAAAAAAAAATTTTTAACAGGCACCGGAGGTCTCCTGCAAAGGTAAAACAAAAAAGGTATCTGGGTAGACCAGAAAATAAAAAAGGTATTTTTTTATAGTCTCTACCGATTGACTTCCTATTTAGCAAGGATCATTGACATCAACGAGATCTGAAGCTAGATCAGATACACCTTGTGGGCCTGCAGTGATATAATGTCTATAAGAGAGGTCTATTTATTTTTTTCTGTGTCATCCATTTCCAAGCGCTAGGGCTATGCTACTCTGGACCAGTGGCCTAATTGCTACGCAGACTATATAATAAATCAACTGCTCTTACATTCATAAATATACTAGTTTTGGAGAAAAAACAAAAAAAGTATCCAGAAAACAAAAAAAGTATTTTTTACTATAAAAACAAAAAAGGTATCTGGGTAGACCAGAAAATAAAAAAGGTATTTTTTTAAAATAAAAAGAAATAAAAATTAAATTGAATTAAAATCCTCTATTATAATAATCATCTCTAGATTATACGCACGTGAAAAGAAAGTAGAAGGGGGTAATGGAATGAGTAAATCTAAAATAGATTTGATATTATAAAAAGAAATATATTCTAAAGAGCTTTTAAATATCAAAATTACTTTTTACTTTTACTATATGAAAAACACAATTGAAATACTAATCGATAGGCTAGGCTCTGAAAAGGTGCACTTTAAATTCACAAAGGTAGACGGCACTTTACGTGAGGCTCTAGGCACAACAAATCCAGAACTACTACCATTAGAGGCCAAAAGGGGTGGAGATCGTAAAACTCCAAAAACGGGCGTGGTAAATTTTTATGATTTTATTGCAGACGGGTGGAGATGCTTTCAAAAGAGCTCGGACATAATCATCTTAGAATAATATAACCTACTCATATACCTCCTAATTCCTCATAATCACAATGTAAAAGTACACCTTATTTTTGACACTTGACACTATTTTCTAGTATATTTGTTTTTATAATATCGTCTAAAGTCAGTCGCAGAGCGGAGTATACCCATCCTCGGTAAGTAGCTCCGAACCTTTCAGTGATTGCTGGCGTTGCAATTTGATAGGGTAAAAGTAAAAGAAATACCTGACACTTAGAAATTATTTATCAGGTATTTCTTTTTTTAATGTCTAGATCTGTCCTGACCTAGTAGCGAGAAATAGCAGATCATTGAGCTCGATCATTGCCTGATAGGCCGCTGATTTTGAGTGGGCTCCTATGTGAAACTCTATAGGCTCATTCTTATCCAACACTCTGCCCTCTTTCCAGTCATATATTGTGAATACCTCGCCAAGATCATTTTCACAATCCCAGTCAAAGTTGGTTTTATCCTTGCCAGTATTGTATTGGCCTTGAGGCTCTCCTATAATATGTATAAGATCATTTACTGAGCATGTCACTGTGTGACCGCCGAATGTTGTTCCGCCTGTAGATTTGTTTGTTAGCTTTGCCATAATTTTTAGTTGTTTATTATGATGTAAAAGTAAGACAATGATTTGACACTTGAAAGAAAATTATCGTATATTTGTTTTTATAAATTAGCAAAACAAATACTTGTAAAAAAACTACCTACTTTAGATTATGTGTTGTATATTTGCCCTACACAAAACAACTAAAAGATATGATAAAAACAATCGAAATGGATTGCATTCCATTCACAGACAATCAAAAGGAAGATCAAAAATTCTGGGGCATTTTAAAGCAAAAGAATATATTGCTGAATATTATAACTTGGAATGGTCCAGGAGGAGGATGTCCAGTAGTAGAATTTACAGGATCAGATGAAGATCTGCGTTATATATTGGCTGAGATATTCTATGCTGATGAGAATGATATTGCAATGTATATGGGAGAGGAATAAATTACAAAAACAAATACTTGTAAAAAAGCCACCTACTTTCAACTTTATTTTATACTTTTACACTACAATAAACAACTAAAAGATATGAATAACACATCAAAAATCACAGTAAATGGACTTACATTCCATTTCTCTTACACTACATTAGTGGCAATAGAAGATTCATCTATTCGAGTAGTACATAAAAACATTTGGAGTCGTACTACCGCCAAACATCTTAATAATATAGATGGTGGATGGATAATGAATCGAGTTAATGCTGATGAATTTAATAGGGTAGTGTTGCAAATGTGCGCTGCTCATGGAGTGGATTCAATACCCACTTTAAACTAAAAAATATCTGACTAAAAGCTTTATATTCTCAAAATAATCTCTTACTTTTACATCACACTAAACAACTAAATACAATGGCAAAGACACTCACAAATAAACAGACACTTACAAAGATGATTAACTCACTCGACCCTATCCAGTTAGGAATACTTAGAGAGAGGATACTCGCGATGACAGAGAATATATTAGAGAATGAACAGGAGATTCGTAAGTCTATGGAATCAGAAGGCAAAAGGTCAATGATACATCCAGACTACTACTTCCAGACGATGGAGTCAATCAGAATCACAATGGAGTATTAAGAAAATAAATACCTGAGATAAAAGTACAAAGTCTCAGGTATTTTTCTTATCTTTACAATCTCAAAATAATAACATGGACCACAAACATATACACGAACTAATTGCCGGCTGTAAAAACAACGATAGGCAGTGCCAGGAGGAGGTGTATAAATACTACTATCCAAATATGCGCCAGATGCTCTATAAATACTTTAAAGATATTAGAGACTTAGATGAGGTAATCAATGATGGGTTTCTCAAAGTATTCAAGAAGATAGATTCATACCAAGGTATTGGCTCTTTTGAGGGCTGGGTGAGAGTGGTGATTAAGAATACGGCTCTCAATACTATTAAGTCTCCAAAGCATAAAGATATTACTAATGATAGGGTAGTACTTGCTGAGATTAAAAATATGTGGAGATCAGTGGCTTATAATGACAATGGGGAATATGAAGCGGCAAAGCAGTTTGAGATTGCTATATCATTGCTGCCTAAATCCTCTGAAAAGGTGATGAGACTTGCATCTATTGGATATAAATATCGAGAGATAGCAGATATGCTAAATACAGCCGAAGGCACAATTAAATGGCATGTTGCAAAATCAAGGCAAAAACTGAGCTTTTTATTATCTTAAAATAAATGTAATAAAAAAGTGCAAATTATCAAAAATTAGTTGTACTTTTACATCACACTAAACAACTAAAAGATATGACAACTACAGAAGCATTCAAGGCATTTAGAGCTATTGCAGCGGACAAACTCACTACCGAGGAGATATTTAAAATTTATGACATAATCTCTGCAGCTAATATGGGGGGCTGGGAAGAAGGTAGGAAATCTATGTTATCAATATATGCTCCTCATGTATATAAAATTCTCTATCCAGAGCAAGAGACTCCGCTTAATTTAATACCTGGATTTATGGGTACGGAGATAGCCGTAAAATAAAGAACTAGTGGTTGTGAGTGACTAATATACAAGGTACCGCTATAGGGAAAGACATATAGTATATTGTGGAACTCTCAAATTTGGTCAGGTGGTGCAATTGGTAGACAACTGGTAGATGGGTTCGAATCCATTACAGTAGGTATGTAGGTTCGAATCCTACCCCGACTACTTAATAAGAAAATAAATATCTGATTAAAAACTTTTTATTTTCAACTTTATTTTATACTTTTACACTACAATAAACATCTAAAAGATATGAACACATTTGTAATTAAAAAAGAACACTTAAATACAGAAAATTACTATATTGGTAAAGAGGATTTAAGTAATTATCAAGGAAATATAGAATCAGATAAGTATCTTGGAATAATAAAATTCTACAATACTTTAAAGGCTACTGGTTATATAAATTTTGGATTTGGCAGTGGTATTCAAGCTGATGGGAGTATTAAAGCTGGTTGGAATATTCAAGCTGATGGGATTATTCAAGCTGGTTGGAGTATTCAAGCTGGTGGGAGTATTCAAGCTGGTGGGAGTATTATTTGTAAAGGAGATCTATCAAGTAAATTGAGAATATTTGCAGGATTAACCACTTGGAAAATACCCACTCGAGAAGAAATGCAAATAAAAGTAGGCAAATTAGTAGAAGGTAAAATATGTTATGGCGAGCTAATTGAGACTGGATTGCCAAAAGAAGATTGTTGTGAAAATAAAATAGTGGAGATAGACGGAAAAAAATACCAATTAAAAGCTTTATAGTAGAAAAACAAATACCTGAGATAAAAGTACAAAATATCAAAAATTAGTTATACTTTTACATCACACTAAACATCTAAAAGATATGAATATTAAAGAAATAGCATTATTATTAGCAGGAGGCGCTATCTGCGCGTTTCTTATTTGGTTGGCAATGTTTATTATTGCCGTAGTTGGATAAAAAATATCTGACTAAAATCTTTATATTCTCAAAATAATTTCTTACTTTTACAGCATACTAAATAACTAATAGCAACATGGGATTTTTCAGCTGGTACACACAAGACACAGGCGAATCAATCGCCAATAACTACTCATCCAGACCAACATTTACTGTATTTATGGTAGATGATAAGGGGAATAAATGGAGAGAAGATGACTATGAAGGATACGGAGTATTCGGTGGCAAGGATTATTTTCAACTTCTTGCTGAGATGAATGGTATCGCAATAGGAGATCTGGACAAAGACAGAGATGCGGGCATAGATCTTGCCTTTAAAGATTCTCCAGAAGGAGATAATCCAAATTGCAAACATCCAAATCTAGTAGAAGATCCTAATTGGGAATGGAAGAATGACTATCCAGAGTCTTGCCCAAATCAAGGTTATTTTTATGAGGACGAGGACGAGGATGAAGAGGAGTGGTATGATGTAGATGATGAGGCATGATAGTAGAAAAACAAATACCTGAGATAAAAGTGCAAAGTCTCAGGTATTTTTTATACTTTTACTTGAGGCTAAATGAATTTGCCTCTCAAAATAACTAAAACATATGTATAATCTTTCAAAATCACAAAGCTCAATCACAGCCAAAGTAGAAAGCTTAATAGGTCGTATGGACAAGATGACAGAGGTGGATATTAAATCTGAATTCATTTCTGTTCTAAATGATCAAGAAACTTCAGTAAGTGATAAGACTAGAGCTTACTGGATTAATGAGATCTCAAAATGTAAAAGCAAAATAGCTCTTATGTTTTCTATTACTAATTTACACCTTGCTGGCTGCGATCTTAGATTAAATCCAAAGAGGGATTAATATAAAAAATATCTGACTAAAAGCTTTATATTCTCAAAATAATTTCTTACTTTTACTTGAGGCTAAATGAATTTGCCTCTCAAAATAACTAAATACAATGGCAAAGACAATAATCACGCTCGATCCAAAAGCACAAGTACACGGAAATGGAAAAAATTTGTATGCAGTATCAGTATCTAATATTGATGATGATTTTGGAGATTCCGTTATAACTCTGATAAAAGCTGATAGCGAAGATGAGATATATGATGATGTGTTTTATAAATATGGAGATGATATGGACCAGGATGAGTTTTATGAATATTGGCAAATAGCAATTACACTCATAGGAAAAATATCATAGTAGAAAAACAAATACCTGAGATAAAAGCTTTATATTCTCAAAATAATCTCTTACTTTTACTTGAGGCTAAATGAATTTGCCTCTCAAAACAACTAAAAGATATGAGCACAGCACAATCATTTACACTACCTAATACACAAGTATTCTGTAAAGAGGTAGATCCAGCAAAAATCACTCTCGCAATTAAATATTTGCGACTACTTGGTGTACCAGTCTATAATAATACTAGAGAATATGATTCTGAATATCCTTATATCATGTTTGATAGAATTTTGATGACTCAGACTAATGAAAATTGGATTAATAATAATGATTGCAAATCTGTAAATACAGTAGAGGAATTTGTAGCCCTATTTGAAGGTCATAAATCAATTAAAATTGAACACGTAACCTCATCTAATTACACTGCAGAAATAGATAGTAATGGTATCAAAGTTGGCTGTCAAGATGTAATTATCCCAGCATTTCTTGAAGTGATAAAAGCAGCTATGACATATAAACTGATCACTCTTGAAGACATCACTGCAGATCATCAATATGAATAGTAATTTTACAGAATAGATAATAAAGTGAGTATAATATTCTCTCCTCTGCTCACTTTAATGCAAAATAATTCCTCCCTTGGCATTGAGAGTCCTCTAGAAATAGGGGATTTTTTCTAAACTTGCTAAATAGATTTTATTTTCTATTCTATATTATATATAATTGTATTATGGATTTTATCTTTGAGTGTACTATAGAATTAAAAAACAGACAGAGATAATATCCGCGTCTAGTTCATTATTGGCACAGGAGATGGTTATAGAAAAATTTGGATATTCTTCTAAACTTTTATATATAAAATTTCTACTTTGAACGAAACGAGAGAAAAATCATGATATTTATTACAGTACGAGAGCATGTAAGGTGTGACGACCAAAATACTCAATACTATAATTTAGTTTAAATTTTTTACATTCAATATTCAGGGTCGTCACCATAGGGCTTAAAAGCCACCTGAAAAAATTACAGCGCTTCTCTTTAGAGGCGCTTTTTTTATGCCTCAATTCACAGGTGGTGGTAGAATACCTGGTAAATATAAACTACTAGACTTCAATTGTAAATGATTGTTGGATCTGGTCAATTAAATCTTACAGTGATGGCCCTGGTTACCTTTTGAATAATTTCGGACTGAACGCATGCCCGCGCTAGGACGCCCATCGGTAAGTCGTGAATGCAATCTGATTTTTATCAATATTGTAAGATCACATATAATTACTATTAAATTATTCATCTATAAGGGCGGGTGATATATTTAATTATATTCTATAATATAGGCTGACTCTAACAGAGAGAATTCTGGAGAATATACTAAAAAAACTTGACTAATAGAAAATTTAAAGTTAATCCTACCTACTCCAGATAATAAAAAGAAATAACTACAAAGTATAATAAAAAGAAGACTAAGAAATATAAATCTACTCCAGAAAACTAATATAGTATTAGGGGGTTATAGGGGACTCCCCCCATATTATAAGAACAAATATCTAATTTAGGACTTTATTATTTGAAAAGTATCTCTTACTTTTACACTACACTAAACAACTAAAAGAAATGTCAAATCAACTAAGTTATTCTCAAAGGTATTATGCACAGCTAAAAGCTAAACAACTTGGTATCTCAGTAGATGAGTACCTTACATCAAGAGGTCGTTTACTAGTAAATGGTGAAATTAAAGTAGTAGATAAGAAGCCAATATCATTTGATAAAGTCAAGTCACTTGATGCTATCAATGTAAATGATAATATGCTAAAAACATATAAGAGTGGATTGGCAATTGATAAACTTATCTCATATGAAGGTGGCCTGCCAGTTGGTACAAATATAATGTGTACCGGAGATCCAGGTGTTGGGAAAACAACTGTTCTATTGCACACCTTAGCACATATGCAAAAAAATAATCCAGATCTGAAATGCCTGTTTATATCATGTGAAATGGGCAAAATACAACTTTTCAAATATATGCAAAGATTTCCTGTATTTGGTTGTGTTAAGACTTTGATTGCAGCCGATTATCTTAATGATAATATGAAAGATGTGATCGAGGGCCTGCTTAAAGAAGGTTATGACTATGTGCTTATTGACTCTCTCGCAGAAGTTCTTGAGTCAGTAAAAGAGAATACTAGTATGAGTATTAAAGAGGCTGAGAAGTGGATAATTGATTTGTGCATTAATCATAATGAGGGCCAGAATGATCGCAAAGCCTACACATCATTTTTACTTATCCAACAAGTTACTAAAAACGGTACTTTTGTAGGTAGTAATAAAGTAAAACATTTAGTTGATGCACACATGGAAATGAAGAGAGAGAAAATGTCTGATGGTGGTGGCACATATATAGTATTCACGAAAAATAGGAATGGTCAATCAGATAATAAATGGAGCTATCAATTATCAAATAACGACATACATTATGGCTATATAGTAGATGAAGCCGAGAATGATGCCTCAGACGCTACAGACAATATCCCAATCCAATTTATAATTAATCGTAGTGGTGCAGATTTGGAATTAGGCATATTAAATTAAAGAAATAAATACCTGAGATAAAATTATAAAGTCTCAGGTATTTTTCTTACTTTTACACTACACTAAACAACTAAAAGATATGGCAAATATAACAGCAGATCGCAATGGAGCATTTAAACTTCTTGATATACTCAGAGATGAGTGGGATATGAGCGACAAAGAAATATTAGAATATCTAGTGTATAACTGGATGAGTGGCTCAACAGCTTATCAGGCTATGGTAGATACTTTTGAAGAATATGACTTGTCTATACCAGGCAAAGAAAAAGATATGGAGTAAAAAAATATCCTCTAAAAAGTTTTTTTAAGTCAAAACAATCTCTTACTTTTACATCACACTAAACAACTAAAAAAATAACAGTTATGGAAAATCAAACAGTTTTAGCGCAAGGCAACAAGAACAATCAGATCTCAGTAATGTCACTCGAGTCAGCAATCCAACGAGCACCTGGTATCTCAGCTCCAGGTCCACATCCACGCCTTAGCTCAAATTATAAGTTTGTATCTTCTAAGGACTTGATAGAACATCTCGATAGTCAAGGCTGGCAGCTTACAAATGTAAAGCAGTCAAAGAGCAAAAATGACAGCTCTCTCTACACTACCTATGGCACTCATATCATGCATTTCCAAAATCAAGATCTCTATATGAAAGATGATCGCGGAGGTATTGAAGGTCGTCCAGAGATAGTTGTAATTAACAATTCTAATGGTGATCGTCCTCTTCAGATTGAAGCCGGCATTTTTAGGTTGGTATGTAGTAACGGGTTGGTAATCAAGACTCAAGACTTTGGCTCAATGAAAGAGCGTCATATCAAATACACTCAGGCAGAGATTAAGGATATAGTCAGCCATAAGATAGTAGATATGGAGCAGGCTGTAAATAAGATCAATACCTGGAATATGATTGAAATGACAGACAAGCAGCGTTTTCAATTTGCAACAGAGGCTCTGGCCCTAAGACTGTCAGATGATCGTCTTCCAGAGCAATATGAAATACTTGATTTGCTGCAGCCTAGACGTAAAGAAGACACTGGCAAATCTTTGTGGCTAACCTATAATGTTATACAGGAAGGCCTGGTTAAAGGCGGTTTTTCACTCAATAATCGTGAGGCGCGTGCCATTAAAAATCCAATCGCAGAGCTTAATATCAACCAGGACCTATGGACTTTGGCTGAAAAATATGAAATTATAAAATAAGTTGTGTTGTTTAGTTGTAGAAGAGGCTCACATAATAGTGGGCCTTTTTGATATATAGAATATCATAGTACAAAAATAAATATTTGACTAGAAGCTTTATAATCTCAAAATAATCACTTACTTTTACATCATACTAAATAACTAAAAGATATGACACCGTATAAATTAACTGACGAATCAATACAATTTAATGATAAACCACTCTACCGTATTGAACTAACTGAAGATTGTAAATGGGGCAAAGCTGGAACAAAAGGCGGCTTTATCGAGACGATAAATAACTTAACCGAAAATGCCTGGGTATCTGGTAATGCTCAGGTATTTGGTGATGCTAAAGTATCTGGTAATGCTCATGTATCTGGTAATGCTAAAGTATCTGGTAATGCTTGGGTATTTGGTAATGCTCAGGTATATGGTAATGCTAAAGTATCTGGTAATGCTTATGTATCTGGTAATACTTGGGTATCTGGTAATGCTAAAGTATCTGGTAATGCTCTGGTATTTGGTAATGCTCATGTATCTGGTGATGCTAAAGTATCTGGTAATGCTAAAGTATCTGGTGATGCTAAAGTATCTGGTAATGCTCATGTATCTGGTAATGCTCATGTATCTGGTAATGCTCTGGTATATGGTAATGCTAAGGTTGAGAAGACATCAGATTATATGACAATATCATCTTTAGGAGAAATAAGTAGGATAATCACCATCACATTCTCCAATAAAATGATATCGGCTGGCTGTTTTAGAGGCACACTCGAAGAACTTAAAGCCGCTGTTGATAAAAAATATCAAGGCAGAGGTAATTATTACCCAACAATACAGTATATAGAAGCCCTGTTTAATTCAATAAATTAAGGGAAAAAATATCCTCTAAAAAGTTTTATTAAGTCAAAATAATCACTTACTTTTATAGTATAATAAATAACTAGAAGATATGACGCCAAAATTTAAAATCGGAGATAGTGTAAAGCTAGTAACAAAGCAAAGTAAATTTTATAATTATTCATTGGATTTTATAGATCTCGACTGCCTTCAACTTGGAGAAATCTATGAAGTGGACCATGTTAATAATAATGGCGTAGGTCAATCTGATGATTTTATACTACTCAAAGGATATGATTATAATCATCCAGTAGATTGCTTTGAATTATATGAAGATTGGGTACCAAAGACTGGAGAACTGGTAGAAGTATCAAATAATAAAATAACTTGGCTGGAAAGAATATATCTCTACTCAACACCAAATAGAAATTTACACTGGACAGTGTAATAGAAGATGATGAATCAGATTATAAAGCAAGTAAAGATCATAATACGTCTTATTGGAAGTATATACGACAACTTAAAGTTAAAGAGGTGCCTACCGCTGAAAAATTACTAGGTGATATAAATAATGCATATCTCCATGCTATAGAAGGCAAATTCTCTATGAGCGACCTGGTGGCAAGTATTAAGCAGGTGCTAGCAGAGTACTAGCGTTTTGCTGGGGGTGCACATTTACGTAGCTAGGACAATGTTAGCGCGGAGGGGTGCGCTATACTAAATTTACACACCCGGCAATTTTCCACCTACCCAATAAAAATATATACAATGCATATAAAATCAATTTCTACAAACAATATGAAAAGCCTAATCTTAATCGCTTTAAGCACCATTTTAATAACTTCCTGTGGACCCGCGCTCGGTTTCGATGATGCTGCATGTGCCAAAAATGCAAGGGGTACATATCCGAGGTGTAGAATATATGTCATTCAACCTCACTATGAGTACTTAGTTGTGGACTCTGCAGGTAATGTTAAAAAACTTGTCTATGGCAGCACCTCAGAGGCTAAAATTACTAGCATTCAAGAATATGTTGAAATAAAATAATCAAACAATATGAAAAGAGCACTAATCGCGGTATGTATGATAATAAGCGCCGCCTCATGTAAATGAATGTCAGCCGACTATGAATCTCGTTCTACTGGAGTACGAAAAGTGTGTCCAACTTGCACCTTTGTCACATCAGAAGGAGAATACTACGCACAAGACACCTCAAAGCGTCCAAACATCATCTACAAAGTTTACTTTAAAGGCGGAATGTTCTTCTACGATGCGAGTACTGTCGATCACCTGATAAGAATCAATTAGTGGAGAGAGTGTGATTATTTTATACAATTCAAATTGATTTCACGGCTTTTGATCCAAAAGTCAAAAATTCAAATTTCCAAATTTAGAAAAAATTGAAAAGATCTACAAAAAATATATATGGTGATTGCTATTGATCCTAAATGTGTGATAAAAATATATATATATACGTGTTGACTTTGGGAAAAAATTAAATTATTTAGAGGTTTTGTAGTACTTTTATATAAATAAAAAATCAAAAAAAATATGACACCAAAATTTAAAGTAGGAGACAAGGTAAAGCTAGTAACAAAGCAAAGTAAATTTTATAAAGACGGATCACTATATATCGATCATGATAATCTTCGACTTGGAGAAATCTATCAAGTAAGTGGAATTTCTAATAATGGTAATCTTGATTGGGATAATATGTTTATAATCATTAAAGGGTATGTTTATGATCATCCAGTAGATTGCTTTGAATTATATGAAGATTGGGCGCCACAAGAGGGAGATTTGGTAGAAGTATCAAATGATGGTATTAATTGGGATAATCGTATATTCCTATATTCAACTAAGAATAAAGCTTCTTCACATATGTGTATTAGTAATGAATGGGAAGAAAGATATAAATCTGGTCAATTTATTAGTGGTTTTCACATAGCCACTTGGCCCTATATTCGTAAGCCCAAACAAATAAAAATTACCATTGAGGTAGATGGCCAAAATAAAACACCAAAAGATTTTACAGCTGCTCAATGGGTGGCATTTAGAAATAAATAATCTAGCAGATTAAAATTCTTTATAATCATTTACTTCTGCTTTGAAGTTGAATAGTAATGGCCTGATAAGTACAGGTAGGAATTTCCAACGGTGGAAATTATCTGAGGCACTAATCCCGCTACCGTTTTAAAACATAACAGCATTACAGCTATTACAGTAGCGTTATTCAATGAAAGAGATACTAAACTCGTGGCCCCTGAGAGTCCATATAGCTAATTGCAAGCTTGGGGTTAGTGAATTAAAGCAATAATATTCACAAGGACATTGTTAGTAGTCTCCACTGTAAAGGAGACAGAAGTAAGATATTGGTTGTGAGTGACTGGCTGTGCTGAATCAAGCTCTATAGCAGTAAGTGGAACTCTCTTTTTAATTTAATTAAAATGAAGGCATTACATATTTTAAGGAAGATCATATTTACTATATTGATCATATTTGCAGTACCATTAATCTCACTACTATTTGCAAATGATTTAGGATTGACTTTATTACAGATGTTTAAATTCAGTCTTTTAGTAGAAATGATTATTTTTATTTTTATGCCATGGTGGAGCATTGGTCTTTTTGCCTTAATCATAATGATGCTATAGTATGAAAAAATCTATAATAAGATTAACTCCTCAAGAGGCAGATCAATATATATCTAAAACTGATGATGTATTGGATTATCCAGCTGCATATTTTACTATAACGCCATGTACTATTCCAGGTATGGAAGACTGGGATGATGTCACATATTATACCTCTAGACGTAAATCATATTCTAATGATCTAGGCTCTGGAAGATATTGGATATATGTGCTGTCAAATCAATCTATGCCAAATCTGCTAAAAATAGGTTATACAAAACAAGATCCTAAAGACAGAGCTCAGCAAATATCATCTGCTACTGGCGTGGCTACTCCTTTTATTGTAGAGTATATTTTCAGATGTAATGAGGGTGAATTTTTAGAAAGTGAAATACATAAATATCTAGATCAATACCGAGTTTCTAATAATAGAGAATTTTTCAATATTGATTTACCTACAGCAATAGAAGCTATTACAAGTTTAGGAAAAAAATATACTACTACTTAGAAATAAAATACTATAAGATCACTTTTTTTAATTACTTTTACACTGTAATAAATCGATATGATAAAGCAATATCCACTTAAAAAGATAGCAATATTTGTAATATTATTATCAATTATAATAGTACTATGTAATATTTCTTTTTGGTTAATAAATAAAACAGGCATTCTTTATTTTTTATCTGGTATAATTTTACTTACATTATCAGTAGGTATTCCAATAGAATTATTAATTCGTTATTTAAATAAAACTAAAAAATAAAATATGTTTTTTGAAGTAAAAGTAGAATTTAGGACTATTGATCCTAATTCAGAAAAAGTAAGAAAAGAGACAGTGAAATATCTAGTCGATGCGGAATCAGTAACAGAGAGTGAAGCTAGAGTCCATGCGCATTTTGAATCCCTATATATTAAGGATTTTGAAGTAAAATCAAGTATGGCAAGCAAACTCGTAGATGTAATCTATCCACTTAAAAAGTAAAAAATGAAAGAACAATTTGTGCCACTATCAATAGCAGAAGTACTAAAGCAAAGAGGTTTTGATGAACCTTGTATGGCCTACGTTTATACTGGAGATACTGGTAATAATGTAGATCGGTATATATATGGATCTAGTACTCCTGAAGGCAAAATTAAGTGTGATGACTGGAATAAGTACGATATGTCCTACTCATTACCCTTGTGGCAGCAAGTCATAGACTGGTTTAGGAAGAAGTATAATATTATAATTGAAGTGCAGTTTTTAGGTGGGTTAACTAAAGAAACAGCTCAATATATTTTTACTGTGTGGGTTGGAGAAGAGTATGGCATAGAAAATGACGATTCAACCCAAGACTGGTCTAATAATTATGAAGAAGTAAGACAAAAAGCAATTGAACACGCATTATCACTTATATAATATGAAAATAAAATGTATTGTCATTGGTGAGGATAACCAAGAAAAAAAGGAAAAGAAACCTATTAAATTTTTTAGAGAAGTAATATTGGATTTTACTCCACGTTATGATTTCCCCTAAATACAAGATTTAATATGCTAATACTAAAATAAAAATTAAAATCTATTTTTTATTCAAAAGTATGATATTTATAGAAAATGACACAAGGTAATATACATATCAATAATTGGCAATTAGGACGCGTACCGACGACCTCACTAGGCTCTTGTTATATTACACTCAATAATATGCAAGATAAATCTAGATACAGCCCAGGGCAATATAATATGGATAAATAAATTTACTCAATTATATTTTAAAAGCCCTGGGAAATACAAACTCTCAGGGCTTTTTTAATTTAAATAATAAAAAAATAAAAATACTTAAAAAAGCTTTAAAATATCAAAAATTAATTTTACTTTTATAATATCAATAGGAAATGAAGCAGAAAGATATATTGATGGTATTCATAGACAGGATGAAACGACTTGGGATAGAAGTAAAACTTGCAGGTAACTTTCCTTGGATATATGTCGATAGCGTGAATGGTAACAGGATAAAAAAGGAAGATTATTTTTGTGGCAATCATGGATTTACAATAGCGTTCATTCCCATAAAGCCAGGACAAGAATTAAAATTCACAGATATAAGAGAACTTTTTAAACTCATAAGAAAATATAGATAATATAAATTGCGTGCGTAGCTCAAATGGCTAGAGTATTGGTCTCCAAAACCAAAGATGAGGGTTCGAATCCCTACGTGCGTGCCAAAATGCTCTTATAGTTCAATGGAGTAGAATACTAGACTACGGATCTAGAGATAAGTGTTCGAATCACTTTGAGAGTACAATTAGTTCTTTGACATATTGGAAAGTAAATATCTAGATGTGGCCGAGTTGGTGAGGCACTTGCTTTGGGAGCAAGACTAGGAAGGATCGTCACCTTTCATCTAGACAGACGCATTGAGGTTAAAAACTCACACTAAAACTATTCTTGGCGGTGGTAGTTGTGGCGGGCGTTAGTTAACCGTCCCTATAGTCCCATAGCTCAATGGAAGAGCGCTTGCCTTACATGCAAGAGGTTGTGATATCGTAATTCACATGGACTACGTAGGGTTTGTTGGTTGGCGTAGACATTGTAAACCATCTAAGAGGAAATTGTAGTGCACTTATCAAAAGCACTTCTGAATGTAGAATTAGTATAGCGGTAGTACACTAGCCTTCCAAGCCTGTGGCGTCAGTTCGATTCTGACATTCTACTCCAATAGAGTTTTTACCCGTGCACGGTTCTCTTATAAAAAACCGAGGACACCTAGTCACTTAGTATAAAGGCTAACACGTCGGGTTTTGGTCCCGAAGATAGTGGTTCGATTCCATTAGCGACTACAATAACTATAAGCCTTTAGAGACCGAGAGGTTAGGATCCCAAAAGGTTAAAGATGACGTCCGATAGGTAATAGTTATTTTGAAAGGGTGAAGCGTAATTGGTATCGCCCGATTTACAACCTGAATTAGTATGTAGATTCTAAGAGCTTGTGACAGTTGCTACATACATATTGCACCTTTAGCTCAGCGGTAGAGCAACACACTCATAATGTGGAGGTCATGGGTTCAATCCCCTTAGGGTGCACATAATATTCACAAGGACATTGTTAGTAGTCTCCACTGTAAAGGAGACAGTAAAATAATTTTGGAGAGGTAATTTAGCTGGCGCTAGATCCAGTCTTGAAAACTGCGAGTACCTTCGGGTATGGGGATCGATACCTCACTTCTCCGCTTAATATGGTGACTGTAGTGTAATGGTAGCACACCTGCTTGTGAAGCAGTCAGATAGGGATCGTTACCCGCTGTCACACATTGGAAAGTAAAGCAATGAGGTTTGTTGTCACCGCCTGCTAAGCGAGTGGATCATTAATTTGGTTGTGTTTCGATTACACTGCTTTCCGCACAAATTGGAAATATAGTAGAATGGTTTAGCACAAATGACTGATACTCATTTAATTCAGGTTCGAATCCTGGTATTTCCACACAAAATTACGGGTAGGTTGCTTTAGAGGCCGAAAAGTCTGGACTGTTAATCCAGTGTCGCAAGACCATCACAGGTTCGAATCCTGTCCTACCCGCACAGTTAACTACTTTTCAATTGAGCTATATTTATAATAAAATACAAATATGTATAGATGTGAAAAATGCAATAAAGACTTTGAAAAAAGAAAAGCGTATATAGGACACTGTTCTTCTCACAATAGAGGAGAATCTTATAAATTAGGTAGAGAAAAAACTGGTATTAGGAAATTAAGATTAGAAAAACAGAAGCTTTTATATAGCGTATGCAAATACTGCTTTAATGATTTTGACAAAAATAAAATAGGGGCTCATACTACTAATTGTGAATTGAATCCCTTTAGATTAGATAGATTAGCTAAAATTAAAAAAAGTTCTATTGGTAAAAAGCATTCAAAAGAGACTATAGAAAAATTATCTATATCTATGAAAAAAGCTCATAAAGAAGGTAGAGCTTGGAATATTGGAAAAAGTAGATGGAATAACGAAAAATCATATCCAGAAAAATTCTTTTCTCGAGTTATAGAAAATGAATTTATTAATAAAGAATATAAGTCTGAATATCCAATTGGAATATATTCGCTTGATTTTGCTTGGCCTAAATTAAAAAAAGCTATAGAAATAGACGGTGAACAACATCAAAGATATGAAGAATATAGACAACGAGATATTAGAAAAGATGAATATTGTGAAAAATTAGGATGGATTATTTTAAGATTAAAGTGGACTGATATGTCTAATAATACTAAAGAAAAAATAAAAGATGCAAGAAATTTTATAGATAAAACTTAGAAGATATACTAATAAATAATCAAAATCTTTTAGTACTTTTATAGTATAATACTCAAATAAAAATGATAGGCGAAAAAGGGGCTGATAACAACAAGAAAGATGTTGATAACCTACTATCATTTTTTAAAATTATATTGTGAGGTAGAGCAGTGGTAGCTTACCTGGCTCATAACCAGAAGGTCGCAGGTTCGAATCCTGCCCTCGCAACAACAGCCCAAAGGCCAAGGGATCGAAGATAGGAAAGTCTGGTTAAGGTGGATAGCATCCACTACCTGCCACTAAACCTCTGGAGGAATATGAAACATATTCATAACGTATGCCAGCACAGTTGAGAAGCTCTGGGGATAATTTAAAAGCTTCATTTTGGACGTGTAGTTTAATTGGAAAAATACTTGCCTTGTAAGCATGAGTCCCCAGGTCAGTTCTGGGTATGTCCTCACTAAAATATGCTTCGGTAGCTCAGCTGGATAGAGCACCAGCCTTCTAAGCTGGGGGTCATTGGTTCGAATCCAATCCGAAGTACAATAAAAAATGCTTCTGTGGCGAAATAGGTAGTACGCGAGGGACTTAAAATCCCTTGGACAGTAATGTCCGTGTCGGTTCGACTCCGACCAGAAGCACATATAATTTCTTGCTCCAGTGGCGTAATTGGTAGCCGCGTCAGACTTAGGATCTGGTTCCGTAAGGAGTGGGGGTTCGATTCCCTCCTGGAGCACATTTGTCAATTTGGGCAATTGGCTGAGTGGTTAAAGGCACTGGTCTGCAAAACTAGACAATCATTGGTTCGAATCCAATATTGCCCTCTAAAATATATTTATACATGAAGCAAATCTAATTTTATGAACCGAATATTTAAGAGTTTAACTGATAATCAAGAGATAGACATTATTCCATATATAAAAAGTTATTTACTTAAAAATGAGAATACTGATATTTACATTGGTTGTGATTCTCAAAATATTGGACGTAAAACTATCTATGCAACTGTAATAGTCCTACATAATAAAGGTCGAGGAGGTCATGTTCTTTACTCAACTGAATGGATTCCTAGAATTAAAATACTAAAACAGACAGCCAAGACTGAAGTTGAATTTACTCGTCTATGGGCAGAAGTAGAAAGATCTATTGAAATTGCTGAATATCTTAAATCTTTTAATATTAAAAAGCCTGCATTTATAGACATAGATCTAAATCCAGATCCTCAATTTAAATCAAATCAAGCATTAAGAGCAGCATTAGGGTATGTAGAATCATTGGGCTATACTGTAAGGTGTAAACCAGATGCAATATCTGCTACTTATGTGGCTGATAAATTATGTAAATAATATTATGACAATATCTTATAAAGAATTCGACGGTTTTGTTAAATCTAAATTTCCTAATTTTAAATACAGATCTGGCCAAAAAGAGGTAGTTGAAGATATTATAAAATCTTACAATAAAGATAAAAATGGAGTCTATCTTCTTGATGCCCCTACTGGATCTGGAAAGTCTATAATAGGCATTCTCTTTGCATCTTTTATGGCCAGTAGATCTAAGACTGGATATATTTTAACTTCAGATCTCAGTCTTCATGAGCAGTATACTAGAGACATCTTAAATTTTAAGTTTAATAATTGGGGTTATATTAAGGGTGTAGACAATTATATATGCTCTTTGAATAATGAAAAATTTTCTTTAGGAGAGTGCAAGAATAAGGGTCTTTCATATAAAGATTCTGAAAAATTAAATTGCTATAATCAATGTGGGTATTTCCAATCTAGAAAACAGGCAATTGAGGCGCTAGTGAGTTTACTAACCTATTCATATGCACTGATTCAGAGAAATTACGTAGAAGATAAATCTATAAATGGTAGTGCATTTGAGACTAGAGATTTTGTAATATGTGATGAAGCTCATAGAGTAGTAGATATAGTTCAAACACATTTTAGCCCAAAAATATCTCATAAAACACATGATAACGTTCTTAAATTAGTTTTAAGTCTTAGCGATATTGGATTTAAAAGTATTCTAGTCAATACAGAGCTACTGAAAGAGAATATTGATAGTATGATTAAGACAGAAGATAAAAGCGCTCTCTTGGCATCCCTGAAGCGCATTATGATTGTCTTAGGCAAAGCCCAATCATACAGAGATGAGGTTCAGAAAAAGGCAAAAGAACTTTTTGGAGATAATCTAGTTTCAAAAGAGTGGTCAAATGTATTTAAATATTTTGATTATGTCAAAGATGTACTATGTAAAATAGAAGATTATATTACTATAGTTGAAGAGTCTGGTCTGCATTTTATGATTAAGAGTATGAAAGATCAAGAGATTACTTTTAATTGTCTAGATGAAAAGTATCTTATGAAAAAGCACTTTTTAGATAGATTTGGATTTAAACTTATGATGACTGCGACTATGGGATCTAGATCAGAATTTGAAAATTCTATAGGAGTTAGTAAATCATTTTATAAAAAGATGCAGTCTTCATTTGACTACTCAAAATCACCAATATATTACTATCCTAATCGTAGAATGGGCATGAAAGATATAGATAAAAATATATCATGGCTAGTAAAGACAGTTGAAAAGATCATGGATGCTCATCCAAAAGAATCAGGAGTAATACATACAGGCTCATATGATCTAGGTAGAAAACTACTATTTAATCTACCAAAATCTAAGCAAAGAAGAATTCATGTGTATAGAGGTACAGATGAGAAAATTGATGTTCTTTCTAAATTTATAGCCACTCCTGGTAATATTCTTATAGGCCCTTCTCTTCTAGAAGGTCTGGATCTAAAAGACGATAAAAGCAGACTTCAAATATTCCTTAAAGTGCCATATCCCTATATTGGAGATAAGTATGTTTCAGAGAAAATGAAATACTCTCCAGGATGGTATACTTGGAAAACCTGTACATCTATACTTCAAGGAGTTGGTAGAAGTGTAAGATCAGAGTCAGATTGGGCAATTACATATTTTTTAGATGGATGTCTTACTGATCTTATAACTAGATCTGATGATAATTTTCCTGAAGAGTTTATAAAAAGAATCATTATTAAAGAAGATTAATATATTTATAAATGTGAAATTACTAAATATACTTTTAGATTTATATAAAGAAGAGTATTCTATAAACCTCAAAGAGGGTGAAATAAAGACTGTGCAATTAAATAAAACAGTGTCTATTTTACATAGAAAATATTCAAATATTTTAAATTTTAAAAGTGATAATATTGATAATACTTTTAAAGTTATATTTTCACAAAAAATAGATTTATCAAAATTTAATGATCTTCTTAAAGATGCTAATAATCTAGGTTGGTTTCCTTCTTTTATGCAATCTAAAGAATATGTAGGTAAATATGAGAAAAAATATGCAGAATATTATATAAAAGACGGAGTTACTTTTTCAATATTTTTTGAGGCAAAATTTGATATAATTATAGAAAAATATCCTAAAATATTATATCATATAGCCCCTACTATAAATTCAAATAAAATAGAAAAAATTGGCCTAGTTCCAAAATCTAGATCAAAGGCGTCTTACCATCCAGATAGAGTTTATTTAGCTCTTTCAAAAGAATCAGCATTATATTTAGTTGATAATTTTACTTATAAAACTGGAATTAAAAACTGGACACTTTTTTCTATAGATACTGATAAAATACCTGGAGATTATTTTAAATTATATGAAGATCCAAATTATAAATCAAATGGTTGTTACACTTTAAATAATATACCTCCTAGTGCTATAACTAGAGTAGAAGACCTAAAATCATGACAGTATTAATGGCAGCACATGTATTATCATTTAAGAATCAGAGTGAATTTTTTGATAAAATCAAAAATAAAGATTCTGATCTTGTATTAAAAATGGTAAAGACTATTTTATGGGCAATAAAAAATAAAAAACCAAAAATTGAAATATTCCAAGTTGTATTTTCTGAATCTAAAGAAATTACTTTTTCACTTGAAAGAAAAGAATATTTAAAAACCCTAAATCTTCAAATGCCAAAATTAATAGAACTTGAAGAGTATGAATTATGTTCTCAGATTCAAAAAATAAATGAGAAAAGACAAAAAAGAAGAAAAAATAATTAATCATATATACTAAAAATAAATCATAATAATACAAGACTTTAAAAATCAATTTTTTAAATTAAATTTATGTATGTATATTTATAGTATAATAATCAATGATAATAATCGGGCATGAGATTGGTAATTGATGGCAATGTAGTTCTTTAAAATGATGCAGGCAGTGTTAGTATTGGAAACACTTTAATAACCTATATAAAAAATAAATGCAAACGTAGAATTATCTACATGGACTTTCGAGGACGCTATGGCGTTCGCTGATGGTGAGTTCGCAATGGCGGCTTAGTCCAGTGGGGTCGCATGATACCCTAGAAACAGAAGTGCCTGCAAAAGTGTGAGTGGTTTAAATGATTGAACACCCAGCATTATAAATACGATGTTTAAATCAGCACTGAATACCACGATAAATAGTGATTTATATATTTTGTCTAGTTAGAAAACGAGAATAAGCTTGTGAATGAGTTTTATAGGATTAATTGTTAGACTTGGGTTCGAATCCCAACATGTCCACTATTTTAATAATAAATTAATAAAATAAAATCTATGAAGAAAATTGTAATTTTTAAAGATCATGAAGTAGATGGTAAAAAGGTACGCTCTATACTTAGGGCTATTAAGCCATCAAGTCTATTTATTGGATTTAGTAAGAGTGGATCTCCTATAGACAGTGAGATCAAAAAACTGGCATCTTATTTAGAACCCGCTTTTACTGGATATTATACTGCATAAAAGTATTTTCCTTTAAAGATTAATTTAATTAATCGTTCCTGAGGACAAAATGGTTGAGTCGCTGCCCTTTCAAGGCAGAGGAGTGGGATCGATACCCATCAGGAATACTAACCAATTTTTAAATAAAAACAAAATGAAAAAAATCATGCTTTCACTTATTACAGCAATGACAATTGTAAGCTGTAATTCAGTAACATCTAGCTCTCTAGCTAAATCAGATTCAACTAAAATTTCAAAAGTAGATACAGTTAAAATGGCAGTATCAGATTCTTCAAAAACCAAGGTTGATTCAGCTAAAACTAATAAAGACACTACTAAACTAAAAAATAAGTAAATAATACTATGAGTAAAGTACTAGGATTTTGTATTATTATTGTAATTATATTTGGTTATTATACAAATTATCAAAGAGAATTACATAATAAACGGGAATTTGAGTTTAATCATAAAATAGATAGTTTAAATTATAAAATTTCTAAATTAGACTCAGTTCATAAAAAACAAGACAGTGTTATATACATTTACAAAGATAGTATTGTATATGTCGATAGTCTAATTCAAAAACAAACAATAAAATACATTTACATTAAAAATAAGTATAATGAAATTCACAATCATATTTCTCACTACACTCCTACTGAGCTTGACAGCTTTTTCTTATCCAGGTACGGACAGTAGTCTACATCTTTCTCATAAAGTAGGTAAATTAGTAGCATACGATCTAGTTTCATATGATAGTCTAAAAAGGCAAGATAGCTTAACTTTAAGTATTCTAAATTTGACTGTAAAAGAGTCACAATATAAAGACACAGTAATTAAAACTTTTAAGACTGATAATGAGACTTTTAAAAATCAAATTCAACTTTATAAATCTAAAGATAGCATATCTAGAATTTATATTGATAATTTATCAAAGAATAATAAAAAACTCACATCTGGTATTAAAATTACAAGTATTGGTTGCCTTATTGGTCTAAGTTATATTCTTTTTTCTTTAATACATCATTGATATTATAATGCCCCAAAAAATTACTCTTATTAGTGATACTCATTGTAAACACAAACAATGTCATTTTGATTTACCTGGAGGTAATATAATAATTCATGCTGGTGATATTTCTTCTATGGGGTATGAGCATGAGATAAGAGAGTTTTGTGGTTGGTATAATAAACTGGCTATATACGATCATAAGGTATTCATTGCTGGTAACCATGATTGGGGTTTTCAGGATAATGTTGAGAAAACAAAAGAAATTCTGGATTTTTATAAGAATATAAACTACCTACAGGATGATTTATATCTTACTGGTGAGGAATATGATAATTATAAGGATAGGGTTAAAATTTGGGGTAGTCCTTGGCAACCTGAGTTCTATAATTGGGCGTTTAATTTGCCAAGACGTGGTGAGGAAATTAGATATAAATGGTCATTGATTCCAGCTGATACGGATATATTGGTTACACACGGTCCTGCTTGGGGTTATGTTGACCAGGTTATCGGTAGATCAGATCATCTTGGTTGTGAGTTATTGGCTGACAGAATTAAGGAAATTAAACCTAAAATTCATGTTTGCGGTCATATTCACTCTGGTCATGGTTATTATTATGATGGTGATACTCATTATTTTAATGCTTCGATATTAGGAGAAGATTATAATTATAGAAATAAACCAATTACTTTTATTTGGGATAAAAATACTAATAGTATTGAATTCATTTAGATGATATTTATTATAAAATATCGCTATGAGTACTTCAAAAAATGGATTTATTTCCTGGATTCAAGATCTTTTTAAAGATGAAAGAGGTTCTACTTCAATTAAACCAGTAATTGCTTTTGTAGGCGCTTTATTTTTATGTATAACTATGATGCTAAATAGCTATACTCATGAAAATATGAAGCCTTCAGATGGTCTTGTACAAGCTGTTACAATTATAACTGCAATAGGTATGGGTGCAGATACTTTAGATAAATTTAGTTTTAAACCTAATCAATCTAGTCCATCTTCAGATTCTAATTCAGATTCAAAAGATATTCAAGCCTAATAATTCTATAAAATATAATATTAAAACCCTAAGTTAGTAATAGCTTAGGGTTTTTTATTTATACAGCAAAAAAACAAATATACATTGAAAAGTTGTAAAATCTCAAAAATTAATCGTACATTTGTATTATACAAAACAGCTAATCTAATTTAATAATGAGCACTTTTAAAGTACCATTAAGTACATATCTTAAAATAAATGATAAAATTTCAAAAAATAGAAAAGTAGAAGCGCATGTAAATTCTCATACTACTATAGTACTTTCAGAATGTGAAATTGTAAAACGTCAATTTGATTTTAGAGGCGACATAATAGACTATGATGCAGTACGAGGTAAAACTGTCTATGGATCTATTTTAGAATGTTCAGTTATGGATTCATTTATAATTATGGATATTTCTTTTTTAAAAGAAAAACCGGATCTTTGTTTTGAAGTAGAATAATCAAATATAAAAATAAAATATAAGAATGAAAAAGAAATGTGGAGTGATAATTTTACCTGATAATAGAATGCAAGAAATAGATAGTGTATTAAATGTACTTAAAAAATTTAAAATGAAACCGTAAAACATGATACTATTTAAAAAGCAAACACACTCAGAAGCAATGAGGAAAAAAGCATTAGAATCCTCACTTCAAATAATATTAAGATGGATAGATACTGTTGCAGGTAATGGTCATTTTTCTTATAATATTGACATAAAAAAGGATCTTACATCATCTGGTCTATCAAGAGATATAGTTGATACTATGAAAATTGAATTAGGGAAGATGGGATATAAAATAACTATTGTTGAAGACAGATTTCAAATAAAGTGGTAATCTAAAAACATACAAACATGAACGAGATAAATATGGAAAAGAAATATAAAATCTTATACTGGGCAGATAATGATTTTGCTGTATTTGAAGTAGAAGAAAGCGAATATGGCGAAATAGATTCAGAGCTCGGATCTCCATTAATGATCGGCTCACTTATTGATTGTGAAATGCTTATTGCATTAAAAAATAAAAATAATTAAAATTTAAAATAAATAATATAATTATGGAAAATCAAAAAATAAAAAAAGTACAAACAGAAACTATGTATGAAGTTGAATTTAATAATAAATTTTATACAGTAGTTCATTGCGAAGATAATAATCATCAGAGCGGATATTCATCTTGGGAAATTTATGATGATAATGGTGATGAAATACAAGGTCGATTAGAGGAAAAATTAATAGAATTTATTCTAGAAAATGCAGATTTGCCATATGATTTACTTGATAATTAAATTATAATTTCTTAATCTTATTTTTTACTTTTACAAAAACAAATTTATGCAAGATTCAAATATCAAATTAGAGATCGAATTAAAGTATAATGTATCTCTCTACCCAGAAAAAGTTAAATTTCATAAAAGCATTATTGAGTATTATTCTGCAAAAAAGAAATTATCTGATACTCAAATTAATCGACTTAAAAACCCCCTATATCCTATTCCTGGAGTAACTACTAAATAGTAATAAAATAATGATAAAGAAAACTAACTGGATGACCTCAGATTTGACTGCTCATATCACCGAATCTAAGTCTATATCTAAAGAAGAAGTACAAAAAAAAGTAGCGTCTTTGCAAAAAAAGACTTCTTCTTTGATCTCAGAATCTGAAGAGTTATATTCAGTTGCACCTACTAGTGAATTATATAGTATAATTAATATTTTAGAAAACATAATTAGAGAACTAGATAAATTAAAATAAAGATATGAAAAAAGTTTATAAATTTTATATGTATAAGACTATACAAAATAGTTTTATTCAAATAGCACTACTTCCAGGATTTTATATAACTCACTCTAAGCAATCTCATTTTATAGAATCTGGTATTTATACAGATATTTTTATAATCGGTTTCGATTTTCTTATTTGGGATTTTGGAATTCAAATTTTTAAAGACATATATTAATATGGAAAATTTAAACTCTGTAGCATTCATTGCTCGAATTAATCAAATTATACCTATACCAGGCGCCGATAACATCGAGCAGGCCATGGTAGGTAATTGGTCTTGTATTATCAAGAAAGATCAATATGCAGAAGGTGATTTAATAGTATGTGCAACCACAGACGCGGTAATACCAGAAACATTGGCTGAAAAAATGAATGTAACAAATTATCTACGTTCTGGCAATCGTGTTCGAACTATCAAGCTTCGTGGTGTGTATTCAGAATGTTTGATCATACCTTTTATGTATACTGAAATGGAAATTTCAAAACTGAAAGAGGGCATGGATGTAATGTCATATATGAGCATTGTAAAGTATGAACCTCCAGCAAAACAAATTCAGCTTGCTTCTGGTAAAAAAATTAGATATTCAGAAAATCCAAATTTCCCTATTTACTATAAATTTCCAAATATAAAGAATGTGAATAATATGTTTACTCAAGAAGATATTGTTCAAATTACTAGAAAAATTCACGGTACTAATGCTCGATATGGCATTGTAAAAAAGAATAAATTTACTCTTTGGGATAAAATAAAAAGATTTCTTAGAATCACTGATGAGTGGTATCAATATGAATTTGTAATAGGTTCTCATAATGTAGAAAGAGGCTCTGATTCTCAAGGGTTTTATGATACTAATGTATGGTATGAAATAGCTGATAAATATAAGATCAAAGAAAAACTTTGGAATTTTGCAAGACAATACTCAACTCCTGAAGATTTTGGATCTGGATTTATAATATATGGTGAGATCTATGGGGCAGGTATTCAAAAGAATTATGATTATGGTTTAAAAGATATTGAATTTGCAATTTTTGATATTAAAGAAAATGGAGAGTATTATAGCACAGAATCTACCGAAGCTACAACACGAGCACTTTTAGAACTCCCACATATTCCAGTTTTATATTTTGGACCTTGGTCACAAGAAATTCAAGATTCTTTTACTTTTAAAAACTTTATTGAAGGCACAAAAGTACCTCATGAGGGAGTAGTAATAAAATTAGAGACAGGAGAAAGACAAAAGGTGGCAAAAGTTATAAATCCTGATTATCTTATTTATGGTGAAAAGAATGATATTGGAGACTCACATTAAAATATAATATGAAACAAGATGTAAATAGCATAGAATTAATAAATTCACAAGGGGAAGAGCTATTGGCAATTCGTAAGGACTGTATTGAAAATAGTGGTCATGGGATATTTCTAAGATCAATTTATAGTATTATCAATAAAGACTCTTTGCAAATTACACTTTTTAATGAAGAGGAATTTCAAGATTTTATTAATGGTAAATTGAATATTGTAGAGCCTAATGGTAAAATTTGGAATAATATTAAAATTAAATAAAAAATATACAAATAATAATACTATATGACAATAGAAACATTAAAAAAATTAATACTTGCAGTAATTCCTAAATCAGATTTAGAGACTATTGATAGGATCAATTTTATGTTTGATTTATATGAAAAAGATAATATAATCCCGCCTACAAATATAAGTCCAAATTATGTTTATGATTATCATACTACAAATTTCTATGATACTTGCTCATGTAATCCTAAAAATGGAGGATCTGGAGTTTGTAATTGTACGATGAGTGGAATTTCATTAACTTGCTAAAATAATATATAATATGTCAGGGGGTACTTTTAATTATACGCAATATGAAATATCAAATATTATTGATACTATTGAGGATATAATAGAAAAAAATGGAAAAAATATATCAAAAGAAGATCTGGGATATTGGGATTCAGAAGATTCAAAATACTCAAATTACCCAGAAGATATTATCGAGGAATTTAAAAATGGAGTTAAGTATTTAAAAATAGCCCAAGTCTATGCTCAAAGAATAGATTGGTTAGTAGCATGCGATGATGGAGAAGATTCTTTTAGAAAAAGATTAAAAGAGGATTTAAAAAAGATAAAATAAATTATGAATAATACTAAATTTAAAGTAGGTGATAAGGCGTGGAAACCTAAAGGATATAAATTTCCATGTACGATAGTATCTGTATTTGAAACAGTTGCGGGCGAGATTAGAATAGTCGCTGAAATGGATAAATATGGATTGCTGCATATTTTTAACGAAACACAACTAGAACATTATGAATCTACAATGGAATAAAACATCTAAAATATTACCACAAGAATATAAGCTTGTAATATTACATAATGCACATGAAATACCTCTAGATCTATCTTTTGGATTTTATGAAACAGCCGGAGGTGATTGCAGTCCATCGTGGTGTATGAATGATAGTGGAGATTATTATGATTTGAGCTATTATGAATACTGGGCTGATATTTCATCTATTAATTTACCAGAATAATAAAATATGTTATATCACATTACTAAACCTGAAAATATTCCTACTATTTTAATTAATGGATTAATACCAGATTACAAAAAAGGTATTGGTAAGACAAAACAAGGAAAAGTGTTTATAACTAATAATATCCATAAAATAATAGATACTCAGCTAGGAAGAAATTATTGGAAAGAATTAGCTATATTATACATAGAATCTAATAATCATACTCCTTATATCTATAAATCAACAGGTAAATCAATCAATTCAGACTATGAATTTATATCAGATTATATAGCACCTGAATGTATTAAAAAAATTAAATATATAAAACTATGAATAAAATAGACATGGCTTATCAAGATCTCTTAAAAGATATTTTAGAGAATGGTACTAGAAAAGAAACAAGAAATGGACAAACAATATCAGTGTTCGGTAGACAGATACGACATAAAATGAGTGAAGGATTTCCACTCTTGACTACGAAGAAAATGGCATTCAAAACTATGGTAACCGAGCTTCTATGGTTTTTACGTGGAGATACTTCAATAGAGTATCTCGTAGAAAATGATAATACTATATGGGTAGGAGATGCTTATAAAAAGTACAGGGGATCGATTACTTTAAATAATTGCGTTGCATTGAACCCTCAAGCAATTAGAGAAGGTTATGCTCCAGATGTACAAGATGAACTATCAAAAGAAGAATTTATCGAGCGTATTAAAACGGATGCTGAGTTTGCAAAGGAGTGGGGTGAACTTGGGCCGATATATGGTAAGCAGTGGAGAAGTTGGATGTCATACTTTACTTACTTTGATAGGACAACAAATAGAGATGAAGTAGGTACCTGTATAACCGACCAAATCGCAGATGCAATCCATATACTCAAAACAAATCCAGATGATAGAGGTATAATTGTATCAGCGTGGAACGTGGGGGAACTCGACCAGATGGTACTTCGGCCATGTCATAACTTTTTTCAGTTTTATACGAGAGAGTTGAGTAGATTGGAGAGATATCGACATCTTAGGCAGTATAAATATGGGGCAAAATATGACGTAGAGTATGGAGATGAAATGGCATATTATGATTCCATAGGAGTTCCCAAACGAGCAATCTCTTTAATGTTCAATATGAGGTCAAGTGATGTTCCATTAGGTCTTCCATTTAATATCGCATCATATGCGCTTCTATTAGAAATTATAGGTAAAATGGTTAATATGGTGCCTGATGAACTAATTGCTAATTTAGGTGATGCTCATATTTATAAAAATCAAATAGATGGCATTAAAGAACAGTTAACAAGAGAACCATATGAATTACCAACGGTAAAAATATCCGATAGGGTTATTAATGATATTTCAGAATATACCTTGGATGATATTATTTTAGAGAATTATCAAAGTCATCCTGCAATAAAAATGCCACTTTCAAATTAAAAGTATATGGATAGAACATACCAAAATAAAGATTTTATAGCAGCAGGAAATGCTCTAAATACAGCTATAGATTTTGCTTTAGATATAGAAGTATTTTTATCTGCGATACTTATAGCAAAAGAAAATCCAGAAATGGAAGTGAGTGATATTATATTCAATGCTTTAAGAGAGTGGGACCTACAAATTCAACCAAAACCAATATCTGGAGATTTTTTTTACACTAGTAAAAGAGGACCCAACTGATTATTATTATAGATTTGATTTCAATCTTAAAGTTGGTGATATAGTAAAGTTTGCGGAAGGTGCATTTGATGAATATAATAAGATGATGTATAATACAGCAAATTCTGAGTTAGCAGTAAAGCAAGGTGTTGTAACAGATATTAATTGTGTTGTATCATCATTTTTAAATGGTTCGGCCTGGACGTGTAAAGTTGATTTTAATGGTGAATTAATTGAGTTATTATGTGGATTTTTTGAGAAAATTTAGTTATTTTAAAATTGATAAAATTGAGAAAATCAGATATGATTAAAAGAATAAAAAAATGGACTGATAAGTCTTCTAATAATAGGCAACATTTTATAGGATTTTGTATTGTAGCATGTCAATTAGCATGGTTTATACCTATTACTGTATTTGATGTAGCAAAATACGGCTGGACTAATCCCATTCCACTGCCAGATATATTTATGCAATTGGGTTTAATATTACTATCTATATGGGCAGGATCTAAAATTGCAATAAAAATTTTATATGAAAAAAACTAAATTAAATATTTGGCGCAGATTCTGTCTTAATTGGAAATTTGAATACAGATTTTTACATAAAGATTTTTATTATGGAATAAAAAATCTTATTCGCTGGTTTAAAATAATCTGGAAGGACAGAGATTATGATCATAGATATATATTTGATATTCTAAAGACAAAACTTAAACATCAAGCTTATTATATAGGTGAAAAAAATAGACATGTAAGTGCAAAGAGAGATGCTCAATTAATGATGACATGTGTAAGACTTATTGATAAAATTCAATCTGAATTTTATGCACATGAATATATGAATTATCATCATTGCGAATATTTATGGATTCCTTTAGAAGATAATAAAGATTATAGTACACTTAAAATAAATGAGATATGGGAAAAATTTGATGGTTATTTTAAAAAGTATAAACATGCATATAAAGAAGTAACAAAACATGAAAAATTTATACTTGAAAATGATAGTAAAATTAATATTGCAATAAATATAGGGCATTATATGGAGAATAAAGCTAATAGAATTTTATTTGATATATTAGAGAATCATATACATAATTGGTGGGATTAACTTAGAATATCGATTTCCTTTTTCTTTTTTTATTTATTAATTTTACTGCGTAATATATACTATATCAATGGAATTGATTCTTCATATCATAGGGCTTTGTCCAGATCATTATAATCATCTTGATATATTAGATACTCTTGCAGTATTAAGTCTTTCAGATTTGATCTGGAGCGCTAAATTGGCATATTCTATATTCTTAATAAAGGTTAATCATATTTTAAAATCATGGCTAAATTAGGTTACTGTTGTATTTCTCTAGGAATTAATCTTGGAAAAGCCCATAAAGACTATATTTCTACTAATCGTACTATGATACATAGAACTTTTATAGAAAAAGGTCTATCATATGTGTCTGAACTTGCAATTGCAAATATAGATGACTGCCAAAAAGTCTTAAAATATAATATATCAAAGGGTATAAAATTATATAGACTTTCAAGTGATATGTTTGCATTCATGGGATTTTATGAATTTAGTCAATTGCCTAATTTTAAAACTATAGAATTTAAGCTTAAATCTCTTGGTGATTATATTAAATCTAATAATATTCGTGTAAGTTTCCATCCAGGTCCTTTTGATGTATTGGCTAGTGAAAATAGCGCAGTTGTAAATAAGACTATTATAGATCTTAATAGACATGCCCAATTATTAGATATGATGGGTCTAGACGCTACTCCATATTATCCTATTAATATTCATATCAATACTACAAAACCTACTAGAGAAGAGGCTGCAGCTAGATTTTGTACTAATTTTGCTAAATTATCCCCCTCATGTAAAAGCAGGCTTACTTTAGAAAATGATGATAGTCCAAATCAATATTCAGTTAAAATGCTTTATGATCTAGTTTATACTAAAATAGGCATTCCTATAGTATTTGATCAACATCATTTTTTATATGGTCCTCAAGATCAAGATATGGAAAGTGCTTTAAAATTAGCATGTTCTACTTGGAATGTTACTCCAATTACTCATATGTCATCATCTAAATATATTGAAGATAAAAAGAGTATTAAAACTGCACATGCTGACTATTTATATGAAGAGATACAGACATTTGGATTAGATTTTGATACTGAAATTGAAGCTAAAGCTAAAGATCTCGCTCTCTTTAAGTACATAAGTGATTTTAATTCATCACTTTAAAGTTAAATTTTCTATCTAAAAGAAAATTACTTACTTTTACTGCATATACTTTAATATTTATAAACTAACAAAAACGTTTAAATTATGAAAAAATCACTAGTTTTAGTAATTTTAATCGCCTTTTGTGGATTATTTCTATGCTTTACTGATTCTAATATTGAAAAATCAAAAGAATTAAATAAAGAAAATTTATATCAGGCCATTAAAGAAATGAATATTATCCATCCAGATATTGTATTTGCTCAAATAATGATAGAATCTGGAAATTTAAGTAGTGCATTGACTAAAAGTAATAATAATTTTTTAGGAATGAGATTTGCACATAAAAGACCAACTACTGCACTTGGATCTAAAAAAGGTTATGCAATTTATAATGGTTGGTATTCTTGTATTGAAGACTATTTATTATATCAGAATTGGATTTTAAAAGATAGAACATTTACTAGAAATCAATATCTTGCCTATATTCAAAAACAATATTCTCAGTCTTCAAATTATAAAAAGAGTATTATTAGAGTATTAAAAGAAAATAAAGACTTTATAAAAGTACAAGATTCAATATTTGAAAGTCAAAGATTATGATCAAAATAAATTCAATATCAGAAATTATCTCAAATTTAGGAGACAAAAAGAGAATTATCTTAGTTGGAAAAGGCGCATCTGGTAAAGACTATGCAAGAACTGTACTTGAAAAAATAGGATATTCATATCAAATATCATATACTACTAGACCACCAAGATCAAATGAGAAGAACGGGGTAGATTATTGGTTTGTATCTAAAGATTGGTTTTTGAATATGGAGTTTTGGGATTATTTTTATGAGTCTGTAGAATTTAATACTTGGCATTATGGTACATCAAGAGAACAGATGAATAGGTACCACTGTTGTTTTATCATGACTCCTTCAGGAATATCTCATTTAAATGAAGATGATCGTAAAGATAGCTTGATTGTATATTTTGATATACCTTTAGAAATTAGAAAGCACAGACTAAGCCAGCGTTCAGATGCAGATACTATAGAAAGAAGACTTGCCGCTGATGAAGAGGACTTTAAAGATTTTAAAAATTTTGACTTAATTATTACTGATCCAAATTATAAATAAAATCAAAATCAAATGATAACCTACAAAAAAGATGACAGAGTAATATTCTCAACTCTAAAAGGAACTGTAAAAACGGGGTCTATAGTAGATGTAGATACTCGACAAATTGAAGATGAATATGAAGACTTTTATAAGATCATTCTTGAAAATGGAAAAATTCATTTTGTTGATACGCATCACATTATAAGTAAACTATGATATCAAACTATAAAAGTCTTCTAAGAATAGGAGATGAATTATATGAAATTTTACGAACTTTTTCAATTGAATATTTTTATAATAAAGAAAAATTATTAGTAAATAGTGCAATTGATCTATGGAAAGAACATTTATGTGCCGATTTTGTAGTAAAAAATACCGAAAGGTTTCTTTTTTGCAAAAAAATTGATACAATTGAATTTGAAATGATAAATACTGACGTCATTTTAGCAAACTAAAAAAATTTATGTATATTTATAATTAAAAACTTATGACAGATAATTTCGATTTACAAGGTTGGATGCGTAAGCAAAGACAAGGTCCTTACACGGGTCCAAAAGGTGCTGAAAAAGTAGCGCTTACATCTTCAAAACCAAAATCTAAGACAGGTCTAAATGAAGGTCTTATGGGTATGATTGATCTTCAACCAATCAATGGTATTATGAGAGAAGAGATGGACGAAAATTTTGATACAGCAACAACAGCAGAAGTATATGTATCACCTTCTGGTGAACATGAAGCTACAATTGAATTTAACGGTAAAACTGCTAGAGTTATAGAACGTACTGGTGAAGATATTGATAAATTCTGGAAGATGATTGCAAAGGCTGCTAAAAAAATGGGTGCAACATATATACATTCAGAAGAAAATGATCCTGAGACAGAGAGCATAGAAGATATTCTTTCAAGTTCTATGAATGAAGATCAAGAAATGGATGAAGTCATGGGCCACGACCTTGATAAGAAATGGGAGGCTATTCCAGTAGAAGAAAAAGAAGAAATTCTTGATTCAGTAGATTTCTCAGAAGAAGGTCTTGCTGATTATGCTTACATGTCTTGGAAAATGATTCCTGAAGAAGTTCGTGAAGCTATAACTGATAAAGTTACAATGGCTAAGATTACTGAACCTGAAGAAGATGAAGATGAAAAGATCGCTAAATTAGCTTCAAAGAATGTAAAAAAAGGCGATAAAATGATAAAAGGTCTAAATCCAGACAAGGATATTCATGATCTTATCTATGGTGATGATGAGGATAATTTATATTAATATTTAAATTTAAAATTTATGTATATCATACTTTTAATTGGAACTCATATCTTAGCCGCTGTTATTGGTGCTGCTATATATGCAATTAATACTTTAAAAATAAAAAATACTGTAGAAGATATTAAAAAGACAGGTAGTAAACTTGAACTTTTAAAAGAAGATATAGTAAAAGAAATTAAAAATACAGAGACTTTATTGGAGTCTAAAGCTAAATCTGAAGAAAATAAAGCATCTCAGATTATAAGTAAATTATAGGAAATTTAGCTTATTTTAAATTAAAAAATAAATCCTCAGTTTATATAGCTGAGGATTTTTATTATGATATGATTGATATTGGCTGTGCGTCTTTTCTATAAAATTTACCTAGAATATTTTCACAGTAACTATCTACATGTAAAACTTTATATTCAAATTGATAATAGACTTCATAATACGACATCTCTTTTTTAGATTCGCATATTCGTATGATCTCTCTTTTAAAATTTTCTTTTCCTAAAACTTTTACATCTTCTAAAAGAGGTTTACAACTTCCAAAATACGACTCCCAATTGCTCTCTTTTATTACTACTTTTTTCTTTGGAATTCTACCTGGTTTATCCCACTGTAGTGATTCTTTTTTAGTAAGTGGTTTTTTAATTTTATTTTCTAAAATCTTCTTTCCTATATAGAATTTTCCAGTTTTTATGTTTGTAATCTTATATATAAATCCAATTGTCCCTGATGGAAATTGATCTATATTTTCTACAATCTCATTATTTAATAACCATTTCATATTTTAAGAATCGTATTTTATTATAAATGTAGTGTCTGTATGTCTTGATATAGGGTAAGGAGTGCTTAATTTACCTACTGCAAGAAGTTCATTTCTTGAATTATAAAGACCTACTGTAGTCGCATAGGGCATAAAATCTGATCCAGAAACATTATCATTTAACGCACCAATAGATCCTGATTTTATAGCTGAAGGATTTAAAGTATAATTAAAATCATTCTCATTTACATGACATCTCACTTCTGTTTGATAAATAGTAGTTTGAGAATTAAAAGACATTGTAAAAGGAAATAGTGTCATATTAAGAAAGATAAGAGCCTGATAAAAATGAGTATACATCTGAAATTTCACTAGATGATAATCTTCTATTATATATTAAAATGGTGCCTATGTTTAATGGAGTCTGTCCTATATATAATGATTGTGAAGCTGGGAATAGAGATGTATTATTATATGGTGATGTAGATATAAATCCACTAGAAGAATTATTAATAGATGAACTAATTTCTGTAGAAGCGGGTTGTGTAATATCTACTATATCTGTAAAAATATAACTAGTATTATCACTTATATTTTTATATGATATATTTGTTCCAGAATCACCTATTAAATTTGTTTGTATTCTATATGGAATACCTGGAAATCCATTTGAGAATTGATCAATAATATTAATACTACTTGTATATGGTGATAATTTTAATATAGTATTTGAAAATGATGC